CAATACCATGTGTGCCACTGTTTTCCGGAACTGTCCGTATAGTAGCCATTGAACTTACAGTTATGCAGAGCCACATTCTTAACCTTGCCCGTAGCGTCATTGCTACGTACCATAATAGCCGCTAACTCTTCAGGAGAAGCAGCACCGGAGAAATTGCAATAATTAAGCATGGAAATACCTTTGATAAACACATTGTCCACATTCTCAAAAAGCAATCCACCGAGCCACTTGCAATTGATGGTATATAGCCCGTTGCCGTTGATGGTTAAGGTATAAAGGCTGTCTTTATTCCAATCAGTTAAGGTAGATGTCCAGATTCCATAAGTTGAGTTCCGTTGTGACCCGCGTACCTCTGTAGCCTTCTTTACGCAGGAAATCATAATATCCTTTGTGAGTTTATCCGGATAATCCTCTTTTATTGCGGCAATACATTCTCCAAGTCCCGAATAATAAACGGATGGTTTGTCACTACGAATAAGAAAGTCCGTGTCGGTCTGAATTAGTTGTTCCTCCATCCACACATACATCGTATGGTCAGTATCCAAGTTTTCAAATATATATTCTGATACAGCCCCTTGACTAACAGCATCCACATTCAGTTTTGACACCTGATATCCATCTTTGGGGACAATCGTAATAGTTACCGTTCCTGTTTTAGTGGCTGTAATGTAGTAGCTGCTTTTATCATCAGATTCCACGACGTTTATAATATCTCCTGTAGCGGAAATCGTACATTGTCCAACATTAGCCGGATTTATGGAAATTCGTATAGAAATAGTCTCTAAAACACCTCCCTTAGCTTTGATAACTTGATTACTGTCATCCCAATAAACCGTATCATTATCAATATGCTTCCGTAATTTGTAGACAAATTCGTCCATCCATTCCGTCCACCCTTCATCCAGATAAGAGCGAGTATAGATACTATCATATTCATAACGTATCTGCCGGGTATCCCCGTCATTAGAAACCACGAGTATGCCCTTTATCTCTCCGCTACCCGCCTGTATAGCATACAGATAATACCCTGGCTTCGTTATATTATCAAATTCATCTTCAGGAATACTTCCTAAATCTATAAATTGAGCACTTGGTTCCATTGCAACCAATTGTTCAACTATTCCGACAAGGGTACGTCCAACCCTTTCAGCCGTATTTTTCCCCCAATTCGTTTCTTTACGAATTAGCGTTGACAACTCTTTTAATATTCGAAGTGTATCCATTAATCCCCTATATCAATAATTCGAACTCGTGAACCTCTAACAGGCTTAACCTTTACATCATCCCATGTCTTTAGGTATTCCAATGCACCAGATAAATAGCTCTCAGCTACGTTCATCAGATCATTATACCGATTTATCCGGTTTTTATCATCCATACGTGCAGCATATTCATCCTGAGGTTGTAGAAATCCTGCTCTTGAAAGCATAGAACCGTCATTCTTAGCCATTTTTGCGTAAACAAAATATGCCAAAGTGTGACGAATACCCTTAAAAACGTGTTTTTTCTGACCTTTATCGATATATTCACCTCCTTCTAATAGAAGTTTTTGCCTTTCGTCCAACTCTTCGCCTACGAGCTTTAAAAAGATGTCCGCTCCGATTCCCGGTATAATGAATAATTGCTCACATTCATCAATGAATACCTCAACCTCTGCACTATCCAAATGAATAGATGATACACGCGTGTATTCTTTCCAATTATCAGCTGTTAACAGATGTTCCATTTGAATCAATATATTTAAGTGGTCTTAGACTAAAATCGTGTGATATATTCACAGGTTCATGCCAATACTTGAACACCTGATCAAAGGCACGTTCTATGAACCTTTGCTCTGTGGTTACTTCACCAGCATAATATTCATAGGCATCCCGCATTACATCACCAGAAAAACCCAATTTACCCATGCGAATAGCATAGAATAACTCTTGATGAAATTGCGCATAAATCCGCTCTACAGTGCTTTCATCGGTTACCGTGAAATCTTTATCATAATTTTTAGTAGGGAAAGCAACAACTTTGGGTTCATCTTCATCCTCTTCCAGCTCAACCAAAAGAATTTTATTACCATTAGTATCTCCCTGAAACTTTCGCAAATCTTCAGGAGCAATCATCTTCTTCTCTATCACCTGCCCATCGACATCAACAGAAGGCGCTCCTTTCTTAGCAATAATCATGCACGATACGAGGAAGTTATTACGGACATTTCTATTCTTAACATTCGATAGTCCTTCATCCGTGCTCATTTCCGTAACAACTGGATCATAGATCGGAGTGGGGTATACGCTCGGTCCATCCAATGACACCCAAAGAACTTGCCCCTCATATTGATCTATTCCTCCTGCCGCTTCAACCTGTGATTGCACAACTTTCGGGTCCGGATTAAACACACATATTTTTTTCACAGTGTCTTTAGTCACTAATATGCTCTTTCCATTTCTGGTTTTCTTACCCTTCCAATCTGGATGTATTAGAATATGCCCTATATATCCATTCTCATCTTCTTCCTCCAATCTGCAATTCTCGAAAGGGATATGTTGCACCTCTACGATCTGGCAGAATACGTTATAATTCACATGAAGAGCAAAACCCTTAAACCTTGCAACATCTTCACTGAAATTATGTAGAATCGTATCGGATGTATCGCCTTTCTTATTCAAGACATATTCAGAGAAGTTTGTATCCTTGAACCCGAACCCCTCAATGAATTTCGCATACCTATTCAAACAGAGCCTCGCTGTTCCTGATGCAGATGTAATGGCGAGAAGATTCTGCGGATACAAATTATCCTCACCATACGTCTGCATTTTGAACTGTTGGGAATAACCAACACCTACACGGCTCTCTGGCTTTTTTGCTGTTTTTACGTTCATACATTACTCCTCTGATTTTTCATCATCACTTTCAACCTCATCCACTTTCTCCGAAGCTGCTTTCAAATACGATTCTAACAGCTTATTCGTGAGCTTCTTTTCACCCAATAAATAACCCTTGTAATCTTCTCTGATCTGCCTTTTGGTGATACCTTCTTTCAACTTTTCGGCGATTTCAGACACAAGTTCTTCATTCAAATCTTCGGGGATAGTCTTACCTATTCGTTCCTCCCAATTTTCTGGCTTTTGGGCAAACATCTGAATCTGTTTCGGAAACTTCTTTAAATAACTTTCTGCAGCTTCATCCGTCAGATTAGCATTGGTATATATCTTCCCACTTTCAAAATCTTGTAGGATCACTCCAGCCAACAAACTATATGCACATTTTTCTTTCATCTTCTTTTCTCGTTTTAAATAGTTACACACTTCTATCAAAGCATCTCGATAACAATCATTGCAATTCGTTCTTTTCAACTCTTTACGTAAGACCTCAACATAGAGCTTTGCAATGCTCTCTTTTTCCGATGTTGAAAACCCGGCATCAAACCGGGCTTTCAATTCATCGGCTAACTGTAAAGCCTCTTGATACGTCATGCTGCAACAGCTATTTTCAAGGTTTCAAGCTGTGTTGCTGTAGTTGAAGCATCCGTATTGAAATAGAACATTGCAGCCTTCGGAGAACCGGTTTCTTTCAGGGTGATTAACCAACCACCATCCGTATCTTCTGAATACTTATCATTTTCTCCAGTTTCTGCAGATAGCCCCTGATAATAGCCATAGACCTGATACTCAGATTTTCCATCGACTCCCTTATGTTTGTTTTTCAAGATTACAACAAAAGAACCATCTGCCAGCCCTTCAATCACATTCTCACAAACCTCCGGACCATTATCAAGAACAACAATAGGAAGTTCACTATCCCATTTATTCTTGTATGTACCTTTCGACAAAGAGGTTTTAGTACCAGTGAACGGAGTAGCGCCCGGGCATGCAACCGAATAACCTTTCATACCACTTTTCAAGACGAGTGTTTTAATCACATTCTTCGTATCACCGAATACGGTCTTAGCGAAATCAACATGCTTCCGGTTGATGATAATCCCATCTTCCTCAAAGCCTTTTGTTACGATATTATCGCAATCTACAATAATATCAGCCTTTAATAAGCTTTCACAAATTCCTGCCATAATTCAATTAATAAGCTGCGTGGAACATATCATCTTCAAGCAAGGAAGTCCCCATCTTACCCTGCGCATAGATGTAATTACGTCTCTCTTTTCTTTCAAACCATACATCGAGGTCTGAGATCAATGCATCCTGATCTGTACCAACCATGAACTGCTTGATGTTACCAAATACCATACGATAGGGAAGATTCAACTTTGTACCGCTGTTCTCATAGGCCCCAATGAATCTGTCCCAGATAGAAATACGGGCAATGTTCACTCCATCATACCTTGCAACGTCGAAACCGTCAAAAATGGTTTTCCATTCCATTTGCTCATGGTATGTCTTCTTTACATCCCAATGCAAAGCATCAGCCATGTACTTAGTCATCATAATCATAGATCCTGAATCAGCAGTGATACGGCTATCAGCATCCATCAACATAGTATCGACAATTCCAGTTGCAACGCCCTGGACTAACATAGCAGATTTCTGTTCAGAGAACGTTGTTTTAGCATTGGCGGCAATGGTTGTAATTTGCTTAGCATTAGCGGCACATTGAGCAAAGATTCTCTTAAACAAACCATCACAGGTTGTAAAGAGCTCTTTCTTTACATCATCCGTCAAGACACCTCCATCGGTGATATGCTTTGCATCTTTGTTACCGAACCAACCAAAACGCCAGATCATTCTCATCATCTGCTTTTCTAATGCCGGACGGATGATGTAGGTCATAAACTCTGTAGAGGTCAGATCACCGATCTCTGTGCCTGTCTTCAAAGTATACTCGGCAATCGAACCTTTCAATGCCTCGTAACAGATTTTGATAGGTATATTCCAATCACCCAACTCCCAGCGCTTCTGAGAATTCACAATGCCAACCTCCTGGTATACGGGATCACAACCTCCACCAGCAACACCGACATCATCCATATCTCCGATAAAAGCTACCGGATCACCATTCTTCACCTTTTTCAAGGTGGTGTACTTATTGAACTCCTCATCCTGATTGATGGTAAGAGGAATCAATTCTTTCAAATCTTGTACATCTTTCGGGTTCACCGAGATGTTCTCAAAAAAATTAGCCATAGGTCAAATTACTTTTTCTTGTTATACGTTCCTTCTTTTCTCTCACGAATCTCTCTCTCCATCGGAGTCTCTTCCGAACTTCCTTCTATTCCCTTACGAGCATTTGCACCGGATACAGTACGGACTTTCACTTTGAATGTGCTGCAATTCTTTGCGAGCCATTTTTCACCTCCGACCATCTTTACAGCATTCAGAATTGCAAGATCTGAGGAGGTCTTAGCTTTTGCTTTTGCGCCTTCAAGCTCTTCCTTCAGCTCATCTATTTCTGTTTTTAACTCCTCAACCTCAGTCTCCAATTCTGTAATTCTTGTTTCTTCATCCGATCCACCTTCTTCACCATCACCACTGGAAGCCGGCTTAATTTCCGTTATCTTCCCATCAGCAACCACAATAATAGAACCATCCGGCATTACATGCTCACCATCAGGACTGGCCACATCTCCAACCTGTGGTTCACCTTCCTCTCTTTCAACCGTCAGCGTCCCGCCATCGGCTGTACTCAAATCCATACCCAAAGCTACGTCCTCAATTTTTGAGTAACCTAACTTTCCCAGAAGCTTATCTAATAAGTTCTGTTTCACTTCAACATTTCCTGTTTTAGCCATATTATTAAAATTATTGTTGTTAGAGCCCTTCTTAGCTGACGCTGGGGCTATTATCTCTGAAATGATACCTAATGCTTTAGCTCGATCTGTATCTATGAACTTATCTTCATTCATCAGACTTTGCATCTCATCCCGATTGCATTCGCATCTCTCCACATAGAGGTCGAGCATCTTATCTTGTTCTTTCTGCAATCCTTCCGCAGTCTTTCTTAAATCTTCTGCCGTCAATGAATCACCCAAAGCATAACTGGGAACCCACGGATTATGTACACAGATGTTTGCACTCTTATATGCCTTTCTCCGCTCTTTGGGTGCTGCCATCATTATGATAGTAGCCATTGATGCAACCTTTCCCTCGGCTATAGCTGAAATCTCTTTCCCTGATGCACGCAACTTGTCATAGATAGCCCAACCCTCAGAAACAGAACCACCATCACAGTGCAAACGAATATCCACTGTGTTGTCTTTCTCATCCATCCCAGAAAGAAACTCATCAATATCTTTAAAGCAAACTCCATCCATACCCATACACCACTTCAAGAACTGCTTATCTTCCTCTGTGGTAATTTCATTATAAATCTTTAGAACTGCCATATCTTAACCTTTTAGGACAAAGTTAGAGACAACCGAGAGCTCTAACGAATTTTTGTACATTATACGGCTATCATGGCGTGATAGCAAAAAAAGAGGGATATCCATCGGATACCCCTCTAAATCATCAATTAAACGAATCACAGCACTTTCACCGGCTTACTAAACTTTTCTATTATCCTGTATACTGTAGCCTGTCCAACCGAATATTCATCTACAAGGAAAGCTACAATATATGTCAGCTTATGACCTTCTTTCTTCATACGGAGATATTCATTGAACAACTTTATATACCGAACATCTGAAAGATTCACATTTGCATCATTCAGCACATTTATCGGCCCTTCATACACCTTTATCAAATCAAATACCGTCATACACTACCAAGATTTTCAAGATACTTAACTCTATTGGATACTGTGGTATATTCTTCCACAGACAAAACAGGAGAAGGAGCCATTGCCATACCCTTAGCTACGGCCTTAGCGAGCATATCTTCACCTAATGTCTGGTTATTGGATATAGTTGCATTTATAGGTATTCCTCCTCCCATCTGATTAAATGCTGATAACATAGGGGAGAACATCGAAGTAGCCGCTGCCGTCATAACACTTTCACCATTGGAAAGCATTGCCGGAATAGAATCGCTCGTTCCTGATCCAGGACCGACAACATCACCACCTTTTGCGAACTTTGCACTTTTTACGGTCTTGGTGGCCGTTGCAATATTAGCCAGAACCGTTGCAATAGTAGTTGCAATAGCCGCCATATTACCCGGGAACGGAACACTTTGCGCCTGGGCCACACCTGCAGCAATAGCCTTTCCTGTATTTACAGCAATCTCTCCTAAAGCAAGAACTTTTGATAGCTTGGCAAAAGTAGTATTCTTTTCACCCAACGTTTCAGTTAATGATCCTAATCCTCCAACTATGCTTTCTACTGCCTGATACTTCGTCTGTTCAATCTCTACCTCTTTATCGGTGAGTGATTGTTTAGAATCATTATATTCATTTTGAGCCTGTAATTTACGGAGATTGAATTCCTGAATACTTTCACCTTCAAGTTGCTGTATAGATTCCAATTCTACCCGTTTCTGTTCCATTTTCAACTGGAGAACTTGTACCTCATCATTTCCAGCGGCCGCAATCTTCGTCTCAAATTCCAATTTCAAAACTTTTTGCTGTTTCTGGATCACAGAATTGTCGTGTGATTCCATCAACTCATCATTGAGCAAATTATACTTCTGGCGAATGGCCAACTTAGTAGCTTCTCTTTCTTCAACTGATGCAATCTCAGAATTCGCTGCTGCAAGTTCTGCCTCTTCTTGTTTCATTAATTGCTGCAACTTCAACTGATACTCAGCCTCTGATCCCTTCTTTACAGTAGCCAGAAGAAGTGATATTCGTTTTGTTTCCTTCTCGATATTCTTCTGTACCTCTTCATCCGATAACTTCTGCAACTCATTGATCCTCTCTTGTTCCTTGGCTTTTATCGTTTGGTTGATTGCATCCTTTGCTTTCTGAGTGAGGTTCTTTTCTTCTTTGAGCTTCTTTTTCAAGTCCTCGATCTCTCTGTTATATGATAGGATGATTTGTCGCCTTTGCTTCTCTATGCCGTCTTTAATGAGGGATAACATGGCATCTTCTGCCTGCCGGATAGCTTCAATTTCTTTATCATCTTTTTCCTTCCGGATTTTTATTGCATCCTCAGCCGCTTTCTTTGCTGCATCCGTTTTTGTTTTTTCCTCGGTAACAATCTGATTATTTAATTCTGATCTTTGGGCATTCATTTCCCGAATCTTATTGTTATAATCAATATCGGCACGAATCACAGCAGCTTTTGCTTCGGCCAGCTTATTATTCATCTCTGCATCATTTTCTGCAAGTGACGCCTCCAGCTCCAGATTCTTCAGATTCAATTCTGCAAGTTGCTTCTTTTCATCCGCTTGTTCTCTTTCCAACTTGATAGCCTCCTCTAATGCGCCTTTTCTTTCCTTTGCTGAATACTTCTCCTTATCCGTTACCTTCGCCCTCAATTCGGATATCGCTTTCTCCCTCTCTGCGCTTTTCACTACTTCAGCACGTGTCTTTTGCTCATATTCAATCTGAGATTTCTGCAACTCAACTCTTTCCTGAATTTTCTGATTCTGTTCCTGGAACGCCTCACCCAGAATCGGAATACTCTCACACATTTTTCCGATCCATCCGAGCAGCTTTCCTCCAGTTTCTATAACAGTAAGTATGCCAGAAGCTAATCCCGTGATAAGGTTTGATATGAAATCCAAAGCCACCCCCAAAGGAGCCATTGCAACCCTCCAGCGATTCATATTATCCTCACTGCCTTTTATTCCCTTCACCAGAATAGATATACCTGTAGCGATCAAAGCCAGAAACGCAACAATAGGATTGGCCATCAGGGCGACAAACTGTTTCCCTAACATCTGAGCTCCTGTTTTTACCAAAACAAAACCATTACGAACACTACCAAGCTGTTTTACCATATTTACCGCTGTCATGGCCCACGGATTACCAGCAGTGACAAACCCCAATACTGAACTATTCAAATTGCCTGATTCTTCCTCTGCAAACTTCAAAGAAAGCTGTAGCTCATCCAGATGCTTTTTTGCCTTCTTCGTGGATTTCGCATGTTCACCTTCTGTCTTTACCAGCTTATTATATTCTTTATCCGCTTCTTGAATCTGCTTTTGCAAAGATATTAATGCATCTTTTACTGAATCTTCATAACGCCCTACATTACGATAAAATCTCTGAGTCTTTTGTTCGGCTTCATTCAGCTCATTAGTAACAGCATTAATATGATCTTGTAATTCTTTTCCCTTTGCACCTTCTCTTTCGGTTCGGCTCATCTCATCATAAGCCTTTGTTGAGTTAGACAGTTCGGCTCTCAATGATTTCAAAGAACCCTCATTTTCTTGCTGCGTTTTAAGATTGTTCCTTGCTTCCTTCTCTAATACTCGTATTCCGTCTTTAGCTTCTGCCATTTGAATCTTAATGTCTGCCATAGCAGCATTATATTCATTAAAGTTTTTCGTCCCATCAACAACCTCATTTTTCCACTTTTCTTGTTCTTTCTTTAATGCTTGAAGTTTATTCTGATATTCCAGAATCCCATTAATCGCATCCTGATACTTGACTTTGATACTCAATATTCTTTCATCTTCATTATTTGCCATACTATACCTCCAACTGCAACAATTTACATTCACACACTCCCGTATCCTCAGACTTTACCGAGATCAGGGCATAATACCTACCATATTGTCCCAGATAAACCGGAACCTTAACATCCAACTCTTTCAAATCAATATCACTGATACTAATTCTTTCGGTAATGATAACCGGATTACGGACCACCTTTTTATATGATTGATAATTTCGATCCAATAAGGTAGACCATCCCAAACCATTAAACGTTGCTTTTGACTTGCCATTATTATTCATTTCCAATAATATGCGGGGTTCAACTTTTCCCAATTTTCCAACTTCGTCATTATCTCCATATTCATAGAGTGGAATATATGCTTTATCAACTCTCATTTCAGTTGCTGCCAAAGGAAGAGTTACACTATCTTTGCTGACTTCAATAGTCTCATCATCCACATAGATATAACCGTCATAGCTTCCTGATACGGAATCATCTTCTTTCCATTTATACATATTCTTCTGAGCAAAACCATCAAGGGAGAATGAGATTGTTTTAGGCTTGTTTTCCGGATATGAAGCAATGACCTTCCTTGTCCAATTCAGAGCCTTTGACTTATTACTGATTACTTCATCCATTGATACGAACTGTATTGTAGCCTTATCTTTGACTACTGCGAATGTACCCGACATGGAAGCAAGAGCCTTCAGGAAATCAATTTGTTTTACGCTTGGTAAATTAGATATAATCGGGAAATAGCCATCACTCACACCATCTTCAAAAACTGAAGTTTCTTCTGTAAACGCCAATAATCCAACAACAAAAGTCGTAATTCCCCAATTATTCGTAAAGAATCCGGTATCGGCGAAAGAGAAGTAGATCACATCACCAGCAGATAATACTGTAGTATAATCATCATACTCAAAAGAAACAAACCAAGTTTGGCTACCTTTATTCTCCAAATCGATATAACTAACAGAGAAGACCTCTTCCGCAGCTCCATCTACAACTTTGTATGCAACAAACCTCGGATTGGGCATTGTAGAACCTGTAAAGTCAAAGAACATTGTAAGCATTTGGCTAATCCCGTGTGAAGTTTCTGTGGTTATCCGGCAAAAAAACGATGATTTCTTTGCCGTTCCTGCAAAAAGTT